AAGGACATTCTATTTACTATTTGCGACATAGCATAACCTGACGTCACATTCAACGTCTTCAATAGTTCCTCGTACAACATTCTCATTCTAATGTAGGCATCCTCATTCGAGGCGTAAGTTCCATAAGCATGACCTACCAACGACATAAGGACATCTAGTGCATCTCGCGGCTTACACTCCCTTCCATAAACCGCTCGTATCATAAACTCAAAAGATTCTCTAAATGGCAGAAAATTGGGCTGACCAGTCTCATTCCTGTATTTATTAAGCACGAACTGATGTTTCAGGAAAGAGCATCCCAATCGAGTTATGAAGCCATGAAAAGTGTCTGATACGAAGGTTGATCCCGTTCGTATATCTCGTATTTCTACTCCCAAATATGTCTTACAGAACCTAGCAAAGGAGTCCGCTCCAAAGTACACGGAGAGGGGCGACTCACCTCTATTCCACAGATGGTCATCTCCGTAACAGATAAACATGATCATATTAAACACCAACTCTTCTGCTTCCTCTCGCTCATCTTCTGGTATTATCTGTATCTGATAAATGCAAAAGAGCATAAAATACATAGCCATTATCCAAGAGTCCATATGGCTCGTATCCCAACATCCGGATGGCACCTGTCCTCGTACCCAAACCCAATATTTTCCGAATGCTCGTGTTAGACGAGTTATCATGTTCTTTAGTAACCAGTGACAAAGTCTTCGCTTAATGGCGTAATCGTCTGATGAAGGGTCTTCATGAATCTGCATCGTAGAGAAATAAAGATTTACAAAGACCTCCAGAACACTCTGATCGAAGTTCTTTGCATCCCCTTCCTCTATAATACGTTTCTTACAGTTTTCTAATGTTACTCCCAACATTCTGGCCAATTTGTCAGCCCCTCCTCGAGAGTGCTTATGACCAATTCCTATGACCCACCCTCGCTCTTTATAGTGTCGAACGCGAGCTACGAGCTTCTCTACCAAGATAAATATGCTCGAAGGGATGACGAAAAGTCGAACTTTCCCTAACCACTTTTCCCACTCTTCTTGAGAACACTGCTTTGCCCAGGAGAAGAAATGTTCATTCTTCGGTGTTACATTCCAATAAACTGGAATATCCTCTCCTGTCCTAATCATGTCCAATAGAGCTTGGACGTCAGATTCGAGGGTATCCAATTTTTTCCCCTTCGCTGAGACATGTATGGGGTTCTCCAAATCTGGGTCCGTAATGACGAAGTTATCTCCAAAATTAATACCATTACTCGCTCCTAGATAAGTTCCCTTTAAAGCTTCGAAATTTACGACACTAGTCTCCGTGCCAAACTTTCGAATCTTCATCTTATGATACAACAAGTCTTGAGCATCTCCCATCAAGTGTTTCAAAGCATCAAACGCCTCTGGTGGAGCTTGCGTCGGTTTGTTCATATTTAAAACTGCTGACGGCAACTTCCATGGGAACATTTTTGACATTGCTGATACTACAAAGGGTCTCCCATTTTCTTTTCCTAAAACATG